CAATTGCTTTTGTCTTCGTGGATTCTCATTCCCCTACCGCACATCTGGACGTAAAGACCAATGCTTTGTGTAGGCCTAAGCAACGCTATGCAATCTGTCCTGGGGGCATCCCATCCTTCAGTAAGCACACCAACGTTACAAAGAGCGTGGATCTTGCCAGACTCAAAGTCAGCAAGCGTTTGACTACGCTCTTTGCTAGGTGTCTCCCCGGTTATAACAGCAGCACTGATGTTGTACTGCTTTAGATACTGTGTCATCTTCTCAGCGTGTAGGACTGATACACAGAAGAATACTGTTGCTGTTCTGCCTTTGGTGTAAGCGTTATCAATCCAATCGCTCACAACTTCTATAATGGTTTCATCCACCATAGCCACTTCTTCTAACTCTTTCTCTCTGAAGTCTCCGTTCTTAAACTTGAGGCTGACTGAACCGGCATCGATAATAGCGTTCTCATTAACAGCGTAAGCTGAAAGTCTGCACAGATAACCTTCTCTAATAAGTTCTGGGATAGATACGGTGTAAGCCAAGCCTTTAAAGAAATGATCTTTACGATTCCCGTATATGTATCCCTGTCCCATGCGGTAAGGTGTTGCAGTGCAACCCATAACCTTCATGTCTCCTCGTGTAGAAAGCTCAGTAATAATCTTTTGATACCTGGTGTGTGATGTGGGCGGTACGTTGTGTGCTTCATCTATAATCATGTAGTCAAACTTACCAACCTTAGCCAATCGTTTAGGAGAGGCTAGTGTGTCTCTGCTGGCTATCAAAACTTGAGCATCGTGTTCAAAGCGTTTCAGCCCAGCAGCCAACACTCCAACCGGGGCATCTGGCCATACGGCTTTAAGTTTCTTCTCTGCTTGATCAACCAATTCTTTTCTGTGTGCTAAGACAATAAACCTAGCACCAGGATCCTTAGCTAAAATCTCTTTAATAAAATGGGAGAAGATGATTGTCTTCCCGGCTGCGGTTGGTAATGCAATCAATGCATGTTCACTAGATGGTTTTGTTTCAAACCAATTGTGTAAGGAATCTATAGCATCCCTTTGGTAGTATCTTAATTTCAATGAACTATCTTATCTTCTTGTTTGTTTAAATTAATAAAAAGTTCTTGGTCATCGTTCTGTTCTAGCTTTTCAAATATTACTTCTGATATTAATTCCATAGCGTCAATTGAACTGTGAGAAAAATTAAACGCTGCATCTACAGAAAACTTTAGAAGTGTTTTAATAGCAGATTCTGAATCTAAATCTTTTTTACCCCAGCTTTCAATACAAACAGAAAGATCTTGCATGACTGTGTCGCATGCTTCTTTATCTAAAAAATCTTCTTCTTTCATACATTCTCCTTATATAAGTTATAATTATTATAGGCAGTTCCTCTAAGATAATTAAGAACATTATCTTAAATAAGGCGAGGAGTAGCTAAAGCATTGCTCAGGTCAATGAGAGCATTAGCTACTCGCTCGGTTATCTCATCACAGAATCCCTCTCTCCTTTACCAGGTTGACCTGTTTCTGTAACTCTGCGATGAAATTCTTTTACTTGTCCCAATCAAACCCATCGTCATTTGATGACTCTGGTTCAACCGGGGCAGGTGTTTCTGGTGCAGTAGCTGTAGGTGTAGGACTAGGTGTGGGTGTAGCAGTTGCAGTCTTTGTATTGAACTTAGCAATTACATTCTTATCGTCCCACTTAGTACCGTCTCCTTTGTCTTTGCCTTCTTCTAATTTAAGAGTGGCATCGAAAGGAACGTTCATCATAGTCTCAAGAGCTTCAAGGTTGAAGTTCTCAACATCAGGATCTAAGCCCATAGCTTTTCTCCAATTACGGATTTTGCTTTTGGATACGTTCAAGCCGTTGCCTTCAAGCATAAAGTTTTCCCAGATTTTTCTTCCGGCAAATTGAGGACCAATAACTTCAAAAGTTATGTTGATCATCCTATGATTGTTGGCCTTACTCGTCTTAGCTTCCCAAGTTTGTCCAACCAATTCATAATCCCCGGCTGGCATTGGACCTATAGAACTACTGTCTAGTTCTTCTACGTCAGTTAAATTAATTTCAAAATCGCTCATTATTTATCTCCTATTTTATTTTTTAATGATTCTTTCAAAGCAGTTATGAATGCACTCCACTCTAGATCTAATGGGACGTTACCCAAATCAACTCTAGACTTTGCATCAAACGCAGCTGCATATTTGTGAAACAACTTTCGTTTGCCGTAAGACACACCCCTGGTTGTTTCTTTAAAGCCCTGTCCACTTGTACGAGTTGATACCTCGTAGTTTGCAAACAGGTTAAAATCCACCCATTCACGTACCATTGCTGATACCTTCTTGTGTAAATTTAATTCCCAACGATCGTAGGGCTCACGCTCTGGGTCGTTAAAAGTTCTGATGGCTACGTGAGAAAGTAAGATGACATGCATCTTCTTCTTTTGTAACGCATCAAACATTGTTAAGAGTCTGCGATAAAGCTCTGCTGACTCTGTATAACCTTTACCGAAACCCAAGGCTTCGATTGATTTGACTGAATGGTTTTGACACACTCTTTGTTGGACTAACTTCTCAGCCCAATCTGTTGTATCAAACACCACTGTTTTGTAATCATGCTCTTCATCGTGCAAGGTTTGTATTTGCTTGATGATGTCATCGTAGCTCTTACACAATGGAAAAGAAGGAACGTCAATAAAGTTTGTTCCATCCTCTGTCTTAATAAAGATCGGCTTGGGAGCTTGAGAAGCAAAGGTTGTCTTACCTATGCCGTCTGTCCCGGATATGTTGATCTTAAGTGTTGGCACTTTGATTCCTGTCTCTACTGTTTCTAATAAACTCATTTATCTATCCTCCTAAGTAAACTTCTAATCTTTTTCTTTTCTAAATGATCGATATCAAAATCATAAGCGGAAAATTCATAACCTCTCGGTGTGGTTTTATATGGCTTAGGTATGTCACCTGTTTTAATTGCGTAGGCAGCTACCAATAAATACCAGATTAAAGATTGGTCATCTTCATGTAGCTGTTCTAATATTTTTCTTGCGCCTGGTCTTGGGATTGTACTCATTACTTATCTCCCTTCAATGGATCTATGAACTGAACGTAAGGTCTTTCATTGATCTTAGTGCTTAATCCTTCTTGTATCTTGTCGTATACGTCTTCATTCTCAGCCATTATCTTTTTTGATAAGGTCGTGTCTTCAACGTATTGAGTCTTGAATGGGAATAGATTCTTAGGTATGTCCTTCTTTAATTTAGAAAGGAACTCTTGGTCCCAGGATCTAGTAACTCTGTATTGAACTCTCAAATCTAACGGTATTAGATTGTTAAGAGGAACTCGTTTTGATCCCCCTGTATTAGAAAGTGTATTGATGTGGTCTTGTATCTCTGGACGAGAAGCAATTTCTTTATCTAGTTCTGCACTAGCTTTTTTTAAATCACCTTGGGAAGTTAAATTCTTTTTCTTGTCCTTTAACAAATCCGCAAGGGACAGTATCGTATAATCTTTTTCTTTCATTAGCAGTCTCCAAACTTTTAATATCTCCATCTTAGTTACATGAAAATGTTATGTCAACTATTACTTTACATTTTGTACTGACTTCTTTATTATCTAATTCGATACGTCTTGATGGTGCTTTCATAACATCTACTAAGCTGTGAAAGTTCCTCCTTTAAATTCAGGGCGTGTCACTTAATTAAGTTAGGAGAGAAATGAAATTAAAGGACTACATAGAAAAGAGAGGAGAAGAGCCATTAGCTAAGGAGCTAGGAGTATCAATAGATACTATTAGATCTTGGAGATACGGCAAGAGGCAACCCTCAGTTAACCAGGCAAAAAAATTAATCAAACTTACCGGGCATGCTCTTGATTGGGAAAGTATTTACGGTTCAGTAGAGGTCTAACATGGCCTTAGATTTAAAATTCAATCTTGTTGGAGACGACATCCACGATGAAGATCGTAAGGATATGTTGATTTCTTATTATGAAAACAACTTTCATCTAATACCATGCGGTTCAAGGAACGATGTTGTTCCAGACTATTTTAAAGGAAGACATCCCAATGAAGAAGACGATGTATTAATAAAGCGTTGGTCTAAAACTCCAAGAGTTAAGTGGGCTGATTACATTAAAAAGCAACCAACCAAACAAGAGATAAAGCAATGGTACTTACAGTTTCCTAATTGCAATTGGGCTGTCGTTACAGGAATAACTTTTGTTGTACTTGACGCAGACACCCAAGAGGCTTGTGACTTTGTAGAATCAGGGCAGATAACAAGATCAATTCTAAAACAGAAGACACCTCGTGGTGGATACCATTACTTCTACGCAATCAATCCTAACTTAACCATTAGAAATACAACAGGAAGATTGGACGTTAGAGGAGAGGGAGGCTACGTCATGGTAAGTCCTTCTAATAAATACATGTTTGAAATGGTTAGCGGTGTCATTGTTGATTCAATGGATGAACTGCCTGTGCTCAGTAGCCAGGACATGAATGTTATCTATGACTTCAACAACGATGGCAAGATCGTATCTACGAACAACATGCCTCTATCATTGGATGGTGTAAATTCTGGTATGCGTAATGACACGCTTGCTCGTTTAGTAGGCAAGTGGATACTAGAAGGTTGGGGCATGCGTGAAGTTATTATCAAAGCGTTGGATTGGAATCAAACAAACACTCCACCCATGACGGTGCAAGAAGTATTGCAAACAGCAAACAGTATCTGTACAGGACATCTAAAAAGAAACCCGGATCACAATGACGTAGGCATACTCAAGTGGAAGACAAGCCAATGGCAGATACCTTTGTCAGACGAACTCAAAGAGATCATGGATCAAGAAGATCCAATTGAAAAACAAAAGAATCAAATCATTGT